GTTCAAAATGGTATACTTCATCAAGAAAATACCAGTGCCTCTTCGGCCCCAATATATCTTGGATCTCTTAGATATACAAGGAGAGGACACTGCTGAAACAGATTTTACCAGTTTTGAAGCATTGTTCACAAAAGAGCTTATGGAGTCCTGTGAATTTGAAGTCTACTCTTATATGACCAGTAGACTCAATGAACATAAGCAATTCATGGATTTAGTCCGTGATGTCCTTGGTGAGAAAAATGTTTGTAAATTCAAATTTTTCACTGTCATATTAAAGGCCACCCGGATGAGTGGAGAGATGAATACATCACTTGGAAATGGTTTAACCAATGTGATTACTCAGAAGTTTTTGTACTTCAGAAAGCTGGCAAGGCAGCTGGGAATTACAACAATTGAGGCGTACATTCAGTACTTTGACTCTATTAAATTAGTAGTTGAAGGTGATGATGGTCTCATCAAAACTTGTCTGGCCAAAATCGATGAGAAAGATGCAGAAGCTTTAGGTCTTTTACTAAAGCTCGAGCGACATCAGGAGTTAAACTCTGCATCTTTCTGTGGCTTAGTCTTCGATACAATAGACAAATTAATTGTGACAAACCCCCTGGAAGTTTTAGTCAACTTTGGGTGGACGTCTAGACAATATTTGTTGGCAAGGAAAAGCCGTTTAAAAACCCTTCTACGCGCCAAGGCATTATCAATGGCATACCAGTATCCTGGATGTCCTATTGTTGGAAGCCTTGCTAATAAGATGGTTGAGTTCACTCGTGATTATGATTTGAGTGGATTTCTTGAGAGTGATCGTACCATGAACATGTATGAGCGAGACCAACTTATAGAAGCTTTGAACTATGTGAATTCCAGTGGACCTACCCGTTTTAATGGCAAGAGTACACTAGGATATTTTGTAGAGAAAAGTTTGCGAATGCAGCCACCGATACGTACCAGACTGCTAGTGGAACAGAAATATAAAGTTGACATTTCAGTTCAGCTCAAAACAGAGCTCTATATAGAGATGATGGAAGGCATAAACCCTATGGTGATGCCATGGTTGGAGGTGTTTTTACCAAGCCCATGGCAACGTTATTTTTGGAGTTATCAGCTTGATTTGCAAGCTGATCCAAAGGGAATTCGTGTTCCTGATCTATGGCCTATTATAGAGTCTC